AACTCCTTTAAAATCACCATCACCATAAATAAATTAAGGAGATAAATAAATGGCTAATATAGTACCTGACTCTTTTAAAACAGACCTGCTTGGTGGCGTGTTTGATTTTGATTCATCTGGTGGATCAACTTTTAAATTAGCGCTTTACACATCTATAGGTGGTTTCAGTACTTCAACTACAGCTTACACAACTACTAATGAAGTTTCTTCATCTGGTACAAGTTATACAGCTGGTGGAAATACTTTAACTAATAATGGTGTATCAGTATCAAGTAATATTGCATTCGTTGACTTTGCAGATTTAACTTTTAGTTCTGTAACGTTATCTGCAGTAGGGGCTCTGATTTATAAAGGAACTTCTAATGAAGCAGTATTAGTGTTAGATTTTGGCGGAACAAAAACTGCAACTAACGGTGATTTCGTTATTCAGTTTCCAACTGCTAACTCATCTAGTGCAATCATTAGACTTGGCGACGCGTAATAAAATTTGGAGTAGTAATGGCTTTAATAGTTAACGATAGAGTTAAAGAAACAAGTACAACTACTGGAACAGGAACGTTTTCACTAGCCGGTGCAGAAGCTGGTTTTGAAACTTTTGTTTCAGGAATTGGTACAACCAACACAACTTACTATGCAATTGAATTAAATTCAGCTAGTGAGTTTGAGGTAGGTATTGGTACAGTTACCGATGCTTCACCTGATACTTTATCAAGAGACACAGTTATCTCATCATCAAATAGTGATAGCAAAGTAGATTTTTCTGCGGGTACTAAAAATGTATTTTGTACACTACCAGCGAAGAGAGCTATGTCTCCATCTATGACAGCCACAGACTATTTAGTAACACATGCTTCAACTCTTTCACAGGATCAAACAATAGACTCTGGAGTTTTAGCAGGACCAGTTACAATAACAGGAACACAAACAATAACAGGAACAGTAGTAGTCGTATAATGAGTAAAATTGAAGTCGATCAAATAGACCCGCAATCAGGAACAACGTTAACTCTTGGGACTTCAGGAGATACGGTTGTTGTACCTTCAGGTGTATCACTTGCACCAGGTGGAGGATTAACTCTTACAGGTGCATTAGCAGTTGATGGTGGAACAGTAAAATTAGATGGTAACTATCCAACAGGTACAAGTAATGTTGCATTAGGAAATACAGCACTAGATGATGGTAGTTTAAGTGGTGGTTACAACACTGCTATTGGCGATGCGTCTATGACAGCTAATACGACAGGTTGTTTTAACACAGCTTTAGGAACATCAACACTATTAGTTAATCAAACAGGTATTTGTAATGTTGCAATTGGAACAAGTGCTTTAAGATGTAATACAGGTTCAAACAATATAGCAGTAGGAGTACAACCACTTTATAATAATACATCTGGTACTAATAACACAGCTTTAGGAACTAGAGCATTATTTGCTAACACAACAGGTGCATCTAGTGTAGCCTTAGGTTGTGGTGCTTTAGCTGCTAATACAACAGCAAATAACAATGTAGCAATAGGTATGTGTGCTATGCTTGCAACTACGACAGGAGCAAACAACACAGCAGTAGGATTTTCAGCACTTGATACTAACACAACAGGTTGTGAAAATGTTGCAGTTGGTAGAGATACTATGTTTGCAGGTACAACAGCTTGTAGAAGTGTAGCTGTTGGTTATAGAGCATTAAAATCTGTTACAACTGCTGCTAATAATGTAGGAGTTGGTTATCATGCTTTGTGTACTAACACAACAGGTGCAAATAATACTGCATTGGGATTATGTTCTTTAAGAGCTAATACAACAGCATCAAGAGGAACTGCTGTTGGAAGATGTGCTTTAGCATCAAATACTGATGGTGATGCAAATACTGCTGTAGGTGACCTTGCTATGGAAGATTGTACTACAGGAGATTTAAATACTGCTATAGGTACAGAATCATTAAAAAATTTAACAACAGGTTGTTACAATGTTGCTTTGGGTAGATCATCTTCTGAAAAAGTAACAACAGCTAATAATAATACAGCGTTGGGTTATCTATCTTTAAAAACTACTACGACAGGTAACTCAAATACTGCAACAGGTTTTTGTTCTTTAGCTTTAAATACTACAGGAGAATGTAATGTAGCAAATGGTTACAAAGCACTTAGTGCTAATACTACAGCTAATCTTAATACAGGAATGGGATTTGGTGCTTTATGTGCTAACACGACAGGAGCACAAAACACAGCAATAGGTGCAGGTGCATTAGATTCTAACACTACAGCATCTTATAATGTTGCTATAGGTCAAGCATCTATGGAGGATAATACGACAGGTGCTAGTAATGTAGCGGTTGGAACAGATTCATTAGCTAATAATACAACATCTGGTACTAACACAGCAATTGGTGTTGGTTCTTTATTTACAAATACAACAGGTTTTGGAACAGCAATAGGTTATAGAAGTTTATATTCACAAACAACAGGTAGTGCGAATGTAGCTGCTGGTTTTGAATCCATGTGTAAAAATACAACAGGAGCTAATAATGCTGCTTTTGGGTTAAATTCTTTGTTTAACAATACAACAGGTAATTGTAATATAGCAGTCGGTAGAAATGCCTTATGCTCAAGCACAACAGCCAATAATAATACAGCAGTTGGTCATCTTGCTGGATGTAGATTAAATGATACTGGTGGTGGTAACACCATGATAGGTTACAATACAAAAGGTCCAACAACAGGTAATAGTAATATTATACTTGGTGCTGATTCTGGAGGAGCAGGTATAACTTCTGGATCCTGTAATGCCTTAATTGGAACTTCAGCTGGGGGTGAATTAACAACAGGTACTTTAAATATTGCTATTGGTCATGACGCTGGAGTATGTACAACTACAGGAAGTTGTAATATTAGTCTGGGTTATAAATCAGCAACTAACGGGACTGGCTCAGTAAACACTATACAAATTGGTATGGGAGACGGTATTAATAAATTTCCTGGTGGTGCAGATAACACTATTAAAATGGGTAAAAGAACTGCTAATATTTGTAATAACTTTGCATCAAATGCTACATGGGTTCATTCTTCAGATTTGAGATATAAAAAAGATATTCAAGATAATACAATTGGTTTAGATTTTATAAATGCATTAAGAACTGTAAACTACAAGTGGAAAGCACAATCTGAATTAGATTCATCTTTAGATGAATACGATTCATCTAAAATAACAGCGGACAGCACCGCATTACAACATGGTTTAATTGCTCAAGAAGTAAAACAAGTTATGGATGACCAAGGAATATCCCACGATTTTGCTGGTTGGTCTGAAGATGAAACTCATCCAAATAACAAACAAGGAATATCAGAAGCAATGTTTGTTTATCCATTAATAAAAGCAATTCAAGAATTAACAGCTAGAATAGAGGAATTAGAAAATGAGTAGTATTATAAAAGTAGATACGATCCAGGACCAAGCAGGTAATAATATCATTAATGAATCAGGTGACACGATCACTATCGGTGCATCTGGTGATACGGTTAATGTAGTTGGAACATTACAGAATAATGGTGGATCATTAGCAGGCGTAACCTTTAAAGAAGGTGGAACAAATTTTACAAACAGTTTATTAGTAGGGACAGATTCAACAGGTACTTTAGATTCTGCAACTGGAAATACTGGGGTTGGAGTAGGAGTATTTGGCGCATTAACTACTGGAGATAATAACGTTGCAGTAGGTTATGTTGCATTAGATGTAAATACAACAGGTGGAGAAAATACAGCTGTTGGTGCTTCTGCTTTACAAAAAAATACAACTGCAAGTAATAATGCAGCAGTAGGTTATTTATCATTGTATAACACCACAACAGGTGGTGCTAACACATCATTAGGAACTTGTTCTTTAAAAGAAAATACTACAGGAACTCACAATGTAGCTGTTGGTAAAGATGCTTTAGAAGCATTAACAACAGGTGCTTGTAATGTTGCCATAGGGAAAACTGTTTTAGCAGATACCACGACAGCTATAGGAAATACAGCAGTAGGTACTCTTTCAATGTGTACAAACACGACAGGTGCTAACAATACTGCAATTGGTAGACTTTCATTAAAAGAAAATACAACAGGATCAGAAAATACTGCATTGGGTAGAAGTGCATTAACAGAAACCACTACAGGTGCACAAAATACAGCAGTTGGTCATTTTGCTTTGGCTTGTAATACAACTTGTGGTAATTTAACAGCAGTTGGTTTTGGAGCGCTTTGTGCAAATACAACAGGAACAAATGATACAGCAATGGGTCATGCTTCTTTAGATGCAAATACTTCTGGTTCTGACAATGTTGCATTTGGTACAAATACTTTAGGTGCAAATACATCAGGTGGTAATAATACAGCTATTGGTAGTTGCGCTTTACAAGCAAACACCACAGCTTCTGATAATACAGCAGTTGGTCTTAGAACATTATTAGCTAACACAACAGGTGCTAAAAACACAGCAGTTGGTCATATTGCACTTTCTAGTAATACGACAGGAGATGAAAACACAGCGATAGGTAGAAGTGCTTTATTTACTAATACTACTGGTGGACAAAACGTAGCCGTAGGTAGATTGTCTATGTTTTCTACTACTACAGCTATTAACAATACAGCAGTAGGTTTTTGTAGTTTATGTGCTAATACAACAGGTTCAGACAACACAGCAATGGGTAGAGGAGCTTTAACAAAAAATACCACAGGAACACCAAACACAGCAGTTGGAAGTTTAGCTCTAGGTTGTAACACCACAGGAGCACATCTCACAGCAGTTGGAAGACTTGCTTTAAAAACAAACACTACTGGTAATTTCAATGTCGCTATTGGTATGAATGCTTTAACAACTAACTCAAATGGTGATGAAAACACAGCAGTTGGTAATGAAGCCTTATGCAAAAGCACTACAGCTAACTGTAATACAGCAGTTGGTCTTCAATCTTTATTTAATAACACAACAGGGAGTGATAATGTATCTGTAGGTAGAGGTGCCTTAAAAGCTAATACGACAGGTGGTAATGGGTCTGCTTTTGGTTATGATGCTTTGTGTGCTAATACAACAGGAAATGATAATAATGCTTTTGGTTTTGAAGCTGGTTGTAATGTTACAACAGGAAATGGAAATGTTTTTGTAGGAAGTGGAACTAGAGCTTCTGGTGGAGGAGATAGTAATGCCATAGTAATAGGTAATGGAGTTTCTAAAGGAGGTCAAACTGGATTTATTAATCCAGATGGTGGTAGTGTTTATCAAGGTAATAACTCATCAACTTGGAACCAAACTTCAGACAGAAGAATTAAAAAAAATATCACAGATAACACAATAGGTTTAGATAAAATAAATCAAATACAAATTAGAAACTTTGAATATAGAACACCTGATGAAATTACAGAATTACCTAAACATTCCGCAATAGATAAACAAGGTGTACAAGTTGGTGTAATTGCACAAGAGATTGAAGAAATTTTACCAGATGTTGTAATACAAGAATCTACAGGAGTTAAATCAGTAGATTCAAGTAATCTTACTTGGTATATGATTAAAGCAATTCAAGAATTATCAGAAGAAAATAAAGACTTGAAATCTAGAATAGAAGCGTTAGAAAGTAACTAATAAATCGAAAGGAATACAAATGCTTAATACGTACGTCGTAGAAGGTGGTGTTGGTAAATGTACCGCATTCACTGCTTTACTACCTAAATTAAAAAAGAAATCAGAGGTGCAAGTTTATACACCTTACATAGATTGTTTCGCTGGAAACCCAGATGTTAAACTAGCTTTAGAATCTACATTACCGTTACAAGATTCAAGAATTATGGCATCTGATAATATATTTTATTGTGAGCCATACAAATCAAATTTTCAATTTGGTAAACAACATATTATTGAAAGTTACTGTGAACATCACGGTGTAGATTTTAATAGATCTATGACAGGTAAACTTTATACAGATCAACATAAAGCATCCGTTACTAAATGGTTAGGAGATAATAATATTGGTAAATATATTATGATTCAATTTAGTGGTGGTCAAGCTAAATGGAATTATGGGACAAATGTTCAATATACAAACATCAATCCTAATAGAAACTATCAACCATATC